GTAATCTCCTTTTGACTCTGCTAGTTCTCTTGCTTCTTGCTCTGTAAAACCCATTTCAGTTAACAAGTCAGCAGGTAGTCTATGTAATTTACTTAAAAAGCTTGAATAAGGTATTGATCTACCAGCAACTTGTCTGCCTACATAATCTAAAAATTTCTTTTGTGTATAAGGTATGTTGTCTTCTGGGTCTACATTCTTACCAACAGCAGGTATTTCAGAAAATAAATTTATAGCTTCGTTTACTTGTTGTGTATAACTTCTGTTAAAAAGATTACGACCTATAATTGTTGAAAAACCAGCAGTAAATTCACCAAATTCTTTATCTTTCACAAAAGGACCTCCTTGTGTAAAATCAACCATTATTCTTACAAATGAAACTATTGGGTCTGGTAAATTTTCATAAGTTTTATATTCGTATACTGGTTCACCATTTTTAAACAAAGGTTCACCATTTTCATCATATTTAAGGTATGCCCTGCTATAAGGTCGCCAACCATTCTTATACATAGAAATAAACATTGCAGCACCTTCTTTTGTAAAATAATTAGGACCACCACCTGTTAATTTAAAATGCGGTGGTTGATCTTTATTTAAGTCATAATTAGGAAATAAGTAATCATCAAAAGTAAGACCAGTAAGCAATAATCCAAAAGCATATCCCATTCTTATTTGACCTATTGCATTTGCTCTTACTAAAGGGTCAGCACTTAATAAATCTGTTTTCATTTCTGGTAAAAGCAAAGCATTGAGAAGATTTATATTTTGATACTCTCCATTAGGCAACCTTTTATTGATTGGTGTATTTATGACAGGTGTATTTCTCATAACTTCTTTAATAATATTTGTTGGTGTTCTTGTAAAAGTAAAAAAGAACCTAGCAACAGGATTTTGTACTGCTAAATTATTTAATTTAGATGCACCTGCACCAAATAAATCTTCCGTTCTTATGTCTTGTGTAAATGTAATTTGTTTACCAAATTCTTTTGATCTAGTTAAAATTCTTTGCGTTATTGCATCAGGAGTAAAAACTTCTTGACCATCTATCATTTCAATTCTACCTACATCTCCTTTTGAATTTTTTAAAAAGTAACTAATAATTCCATCAACATGACTCTTTATATATTTATTTAATTCATCTCCTGATTTACCAAGTTTTACTCCTTCCATATATGCCTGATAATTAGCAGCAGCTAATATGTTAGGTGCTTGAACTAAAGCATCTGTAGCTGTCATTAGACGACTAGGCAATCTAATAAACTTACCAAATTTGTCTATGGCTTTAAAAGGAAAATATGGTTTATCTGAAGAAATCATATATCGTTGACTTGTTTCTCCTTTGATATTTCCTAAATTTATAAAGTTATCTTCCATATCCCATGACCTTTTCCAAGCATTAAGAGCAAAATCAAAGTTTTGAAATAAAGCAAACAAATGTCTTCTAGCAGCTTCTAACTCTGTAAAGTTAGAAGAACTACTGAAATTGTTAAAAGCTTTTAAAAATGTCTGTGCTACACCAGAATATAAATTTATTTTTTGTGTAGTAGGACCAGACAGTAAAGCATTGATACCAATTTCGTTATATATTCTTGCTGTTCTGTCTAACTTTTTACCTATTTGAAAAGCATCAGCATTTTTTATAGCAATCATTTTTTCTACACTACCTGATGCTGTATCTAAATCAGTCGTCAATTTAACCAACTCAGAATAGTCATCTGTTTCTGTTGCTTGTTGCAAAGCATCTTTTAAATCTGTTCTAAATTTTTCATTCTGTAAAATACTTTGATTTAAGTCCATTTCTATATCAGGCTGCTTCTCTGTCAAAGCTGATTTTTCTGCTGGTGTTAAGTTCATTACTTCATCAACAGTTTTACCTTCAATACCAGACTCAGGTTTCATGCCAAAAGATTTTAAAGTTCTAGCAGTTTGTGTTCTAAGTGGTATGCCAAGCTTTAACCATTCTTCTACACCTACTAATGATTCTGCTAATTCATCTATAGATTGATCTATCAATCCTGTATTTTTTGTTTTTATCGCTTCTATCAATCTTTTATTTACATTAGCTACTTCTTCTGTTTGTAATGTAATAGTTTGAGCTATTGCATAATTTAAAGAATCACTTGGTACTAAGTTATAAAGTTTTGAATATGCTTGACCATATTCTTTAATAAATTTTGTATTAGATAATTTAACAATGCCATCATCAAACATACCCAAACCTTCTAGCTTGGTTTGTTGTTGACTTTTTGAGCCAGTAAAAACGTCAGCATCTTTTAAGACTTTTACCATTTCTTGTATAGTCTTCTGCTGTTTTGGTTTTAAACTTTTTATAAAAGATATTTGTTGTGGATTCTTAGTTGTATCTCCCAAGTCTTGTTTTTTACTATCTAACTTATTAAGTGTTGTTTGTACTTCACCTGCATACTTAGCATCTGCTGGTACTTCAATAGTCAAACCTTGTGTATTACTAGGAGATGCAGTTGCACTTCCTGTTTTTTCAGTAACAATACTTTTAATTTTTTTATGTATATTTGCACCATGTAGCCTTACTTCTTTTTCTGTAAAGCCTTGTGATATAAAAGCTTGCAGCATTTCTTGTTCTTTCTGTGGTGGATTTTTTTTACCAAGTCTTAAAGACCAAGCAAGCTTATCAAAATCAGATTCAAAAACTATAGAAGCACTACCATAATTAGGTTTAGTCCTTTTGAATTGATTAGGCATTACAAAAGGTCTTGTAACAACTTGGTTTTGTTTGCCAACATTTACGCCTTTATTCTGTAAGTCTGTTTGTTGTTTCTTACCTACTTCATCTAAATTATTTACAGCTTCATCAATAATTTTTTTATCTTTTTTAGTTAAAAGTTTATCTGCTTCTGCTGGTGTTTTATCTTTAATTTTTTTAAATATAGAACCTAATCCATCTATAGAACCTTTAAAACCAACACCGAAAGCACCACCTAAACCTATACTTGCTAAATATTCATCACGACTTACATCATCTCCTAATAAATCTCTAACAAAAGTTTCACCTGTAGCAAAGCCAGCACCTTGCATAGCAGCTTTCTTAAGTCCACCTTTACCTATTTTTGCTGTAGAACCAGCAGGTATTATTTGAAATAGACCAGCAGCTATAGCTTCTGCTTGACTTATATCTTTTACTCCTCTCAATTTTTGTGCTTGTATGTTTGCAAAATATCCAACAGCAAATTGACCACCACCATAAGCTGCAATACCAACAGGACCACCAGCCAATAAAGGTGCAAGTGCAGCATCAGCACCTAGACCTACACCTATTTCAAGACCTAAACCTTTAGCTAAACCTTTTAAATTTTGTTTTTCTTTTGGTGGCTCTGTTAAACTTGCAAAGGTTTTTCTAGTTTTATTTATTTCTTCAAAGTTAAAATCTATAGGATCATTTTCATCTATATAAAAATTGTTAATAGTGTCACTTAAGCTATATGTAGTATCAAAATCTATAAGACTTTGATCTTCTTCAAAAGTATTTTTATCTCTAAACTGGTTAGAAATTGCTGAATCTGTCATATCTAAAATAATGGTGGATTACGTTTTGCATCTCTGATTAGCTCCATAATTTTCTTGGCATAATCAGGATCAGTTGCATAGGCATTTGCTTGTAACAACTTAGCTGCTTCTTCAGCAGTATCTACATTAACAGTACCGTTTCTTCCCATAAAGTCATCATTCCACTGTGTCTTATATTGATTCATCATATCTTGTAAACTATCAAAGTTTTTGAAATTATCTTGTATATCAACATCTTTGCCTTCAATATTTTCTTGAGTGTTTTGTAAAGTTGCTTGACCTTTATCAGCTTCATCTTGCGTAGCTTTTAAACCTAGATAATTGTTTGTAGCAGAAGGACTTGCACCATTTGATGTTTCTAACATCACTTGTGCTGCTGTTACTTCTGGAAACTTATGACCTGCATCTTTAGCTAATTTGTAGAATACAGGGAAGTTAGCTTCAAATCTTTTTACTCCGCTTGGTTCTTCTGAACCTACTATCGTAGTTGTTTCTGTTTCTGTAGGATTAGCCATAGCAATCAAGCTGCCATCTCTACCACCTAATGAGTTAACAACATCACTTACTATTCTTTGATTTTCTGGTGTATTTAAATTACTTACATTGAAATTATCTAATAAATTATTCGTATTTGAGTTTGGAGTTGGGTTGTTATTAAATTGATTTGGTTTTGCTCCACTAATGTTATTATCTTCATCAAAAAAGGTATAAGAATTATTTTTAATATTTCCAATTTGTTCTTTATAAAAACTGATAAGATCATCAACTATTTTTCTTTTTTGTTGTGTTGAAATTTCTGTATCTACAACAACTGCTTCTACTTCTTTTTGAAATTTAAAATTTAGATCATATAATTTTTCTTCTGTACCGCTTTCCATTACGTCAAGTCCAAATTGATTTTTAGAACTTAAAACTTTTGAACCAAATTTTATAACTCCTTTTATCTCTGGGTATTGTGTTAATAACCCTTGCCCTGATTGACTTTTAACAAGATTATCTAATCTTGTATATTCTTTTTTATCTTCATTTGTCGCACTAGAACCTAGTGAAATCATAAAATTATTTAACTCTGTTCTTGCAGCTAACTTGTTGCCATCAAACTCACCACTAACCCATCTTTTTTGAAAGTTTAAAAACCAACCATCTACATTAAAGTTTCTAAGAGTAACTTGTGTATCAACAAAATCTATTTCATTTTTATA